AGGGTTATACGGGATCCCAAGGATACGCTGGTAGCCAGGGTTATACGGGATCCCAAGGATACGCTGGTAGCCAGGGTTATACGGGATCCCAAGGATACACCGGTAGCCAGGGTTATACTGGTTCACAAGGGTATACTGGTTCACAAGGATACACTGGATCAGTGGGTGCAACACCTGAATCAGTGCTCTATACAGCTCAGAGTATTAATCTTACTGGTGGCGTATACGTTTCTGGCAATCTAGCTAGTATTCAAAACTTTAGTGATGGTGATTCATATAATATAACTGATGGGTCAGGTTCAGCCCCTGCATGGCATATTGATGTAGGATTTACAGGGGTTACATCGTTTAATCTTGTTGCTGTTAATATTAACTACACTGCGAGTTCCAATCATACAATATATGTTCAATTATATAATTATGTCACAACTGGCTGGGACAGCATACAGGCGTATACTGGATTAGGATCTTTTTATCAGTTTCAATTAGGTGTGATATCAAGCACACCTTACATTAATAACGGCAACGTAACTGTTAGGATCTACCATTCTAATGCGGGTAATGTAGCTCACGCCACACAACTTGATTATGTTGCAATCATTGATTCTGTTACTGGTGGTCAAGGACCACGTGGTTATACTGGATACACGGGGTCTAGAGGATATACAGGCAGTCAAGGTGATATAGGGTATACTGGTTCACAAGGTATTACTGGTTATACAGGATCTGCTTCAACAGTCCAAGGACCAATTGGATATACAGGATCATCAGCCGATCTTACCAACGTATTGATTTCTGTAGCCACAGCTACTGGAGACATCCATGGCGTAGTTGACAGAACTCAACTAACGATGTCGTTCAATGAAAGCACTAGAGAGCTTACGGCGACACCAGTTAGTGGAAGTTGGCAGTTCTATCACATTGGTACATTATATACTGTATCAACAACCAAAACTATTACTATAGCTAACACAGACGGTGCAAGGTTCATATACATTGAGCCTACTACAATGAATCTTGTAGAGTCGTCGGTACCAATGTTTGATACGCACGTCAACATTGCGTATGTTTATTGGAATTCAACAACAGGAAAAGCTGTTATTGTTGGCGATGAACGCCACGGATCAAAACGCGACACTACATGGCACGTCAACCAACATAGCAATGTCGGTACGGTTTGGAGAAGCGGTGGTGGTCTAACATACACATTAAATGATGATACAGCTGTTCAGTTAAGTGTTGGTGCTCCAATTGTGATTGCCGATGAGGATCTTGTTCACACAATCACACATGCGGCTTCCCCAACAGCAGATTGGGAACAAACTCTTTTAACCGCTGCTAACCTAGAAGTGGTACATTATTCTGGTACAGCATATACAACTGTATCGGGCAGCACTACTCCTTGGGTACATTCCAGCAATGTGGCTCGCTACAACTTAATCTCTACTGGTAGTGGATCTCTTGCTAACGTAACGGAAGGTAAGTACATTTCTTATTGGTTACTTGCTACCAACGACTTCCGTGCAGGTAGAGGATCAATTAAGCTTGTGCTCGGTCGAGAGATGTTTGATACAGTCGATGCTGCGTATAATGAAAGCTTTATCGAATACGGACTAAGCTTCGCCGAACAAGTATTCATGTATCAAATTGTTGTCAAGTATAGCTCAGCTTATACTGGCAATGATGCTAGAATACAGATTGCTGGCGTGCGGAAGATCCTTGCAAAGGTAGCAACGAGTTCTGTTAGCTCGGCAAGTGCAACAACGCACAATGCACTAACAGGTCGTAGTGCCGATGATGCACACCCAATAAGCGCCATTACTGGTCTACAAACTGCATTGGATGGTAAGCAAGCTACATTGGTGTCTGGTGTTAATATTAAATCAATCACCGGTCTATCGCTTGTAGGTTCAGGGGACCTAACAGTAGTTGGATATACAGGATCAATTGGATATACAGGATCCCAAGGTCTTGTAGGTTACACTGGGTCACAAGGGTACACTGGATCGCAAGGATATACTGGGTCTCAAGGAGAAGTTGGATATACTGGATCAATAGGACCAAGAGGGTACACTGGTAGCCAAGGGTACACTGGGTCACAGGGATATACAGGATCACAAGGTGATATTGGATATACAGGTTCTGCGTCAACAGTTCAAGGTCCAATAGGATACACCGGCTCTCAAGGATATACAGGATCACAGGGGTACACTGGATCGCAAGGATATACTGGGTCTCAAGGTGATATTGGATATACAGGTTCTGCGTCAACAGTTCAAGGTCCAATAGGATACACCGGCTCACAGGGTTACACTGGGTCACAAGGGTACACTGGATCGCAAGGATATACAGGATCGGCTTCGACCGTACAAGGTCCAATAGGATATACTGGATCTGCTGGAGGCGCTGGAGCATCTGCTCTTAATGATCTCACTGATGTTACTATCACTGATGTAATTAATGGTCAGGTATTAAAATATAACGGTAGTATTTGGGTTAACGCTACTGATAATACAGGTGGAGGAGGAACTTCCACCTCAAGCACTACCCCTCCTGCACTACCATCTATCGGAGACATTTGGTATGATACGGCTAATGATGTCATCTATAGGTGGACAAGTGATGGCACTACAAACTACTGGATAGATGTCACTGGACCTGTAGTAGTTGATACTGGTGTAGCAGTTGGAGTAGGTAACTCTGTCGGTAACAATGGAACAACTTATTCGGGAAGTATAACTCCATCGGGATCCAATACCCAATACGAGTTGTTGGGATTGACTGGACCAGTGACTGTAAATGCTCCAAGCGGCACACCCTCTGGTGGTCAAAAGTTAGTTCTGAGGTTTAAGGATGCAGGATCCGCTGTTGCAATTACATGGACAACGTCTGCAGGTGCATATAGAGCCGTGGGAGTAAGTTTACCTACAACGACAGTGTCAGGTAAGAACTTGTATGTAGGTTTAATTTACAACGGAGCAGATGGATACTGGGATATACTATCTGTAAACCAACAATAAACGATCTAGAGGAAAAATAATGACTTTATATCAAGAAATTTTATCAAAGTGTTCTCAACAGCAGTTAACACAACCCTGCAACTATCACGACATTGCTGCAACTGTAAGTGTAGGTAGAACAAAGGTTGCTTCTAAATTAGGAGGCATTGGTTGGGTGTTAGAAACACTAACTCCTAGTGTAGGCGGAACTTTTTTGGATGTGCTAACACAAGCAGCTACAACAAATTCGGCTGTTAATTGGTCAATGAAGCTGTTGGAACAAGATAAGCTAGACTTTGGATCTTCGGCTACCATCTCTATGTTGCAGGATCTTGTAAATACTAACGTAATACCTCAATCAAACCTAAATACAATAATTGCTGCTGTCACTGTGAGTGATCCAGTCAGTTGGCAAGAGTGTGAACGCGCAATAGAATTAGGAGAATAATCATGGCACTAAACGGAACAGCACTTACACCACCTACTAATACCAGCTGGAACACATTAGGATCCAGCACCACTGCAGTAGCATCTTGTTCTGCCATTACTCGTAGTGCAAGTGCCAATGTAACAGATCACGAGGTTGTGATCACTATCAATGGTCCAGCAACATTTACTGCAAGCAGCACGACGGTAGTGAACTTTTTTTGCGTATGGATCAATTGATGGAACAAATTGGTCTGGTACATCAGGCGCAACTAATGAGTTGGTTGATGGTACTGATAAAGCTATTACGTTTTCTGCAAACGGAAACAATGGCATCTATCTAGGATCGGTTGCTCTAGTAGCAACAGCTGCTGGTACCAGCGTAGCCTATAAGAGTAAGATACTGTCAATTGCCGCAGCATTCGGCGGAACTGTACCTGCCAAGTATGTGATTGTAGCACAGAATCAAGCCGGTGCTGCCTTAGCAGCTTCAGGACACTCTGTTGCTGTACAAGAAATGTACTACAACTAATAGGTATAAAGAGCAGTAAATGGCGTTTATAGGTCCTCTAGATATATCTGATACAACAAAACAACCTCAATTTGTTCCTAGAATTAATTGGATGAATCCTTCAAGTAGGGGTTTGATTGGAGCGTTTCTGCCCGGTTATCCAATTAATATAGTTGACGGGGTAGCTATGTATACTGATTTTATTCCTCCTACTGTACAAATTAGGCCAGGAATTGGAGGGAAATCTCTCAAAGGCGGGATGTACACATATCAGCCTCCCAGCGTTACCTATCCATATGGATCAAGATTTGATTTGACTATAGGATCTGCATTGATTGTTGCATCGCAGGATAGCGAACAAAACGCAAATATCGGGATTGGAAGAGCCTCCACTGCTGGTAGCCAAAACTGGGGCATTGGCCTACATAGTGGTAGTGTTGATGGAGCGTACGGTATTTGGGGAACTTTTGCATCCCCATTAGCAAACCACGGAACCACTTTGCAGAAGCGAACGGTTGCTATTACTGCGAATGGCACAACAGCAACTCTTTATTACGATGCGAATGTCGTAGCCAGTGGTGTTTATACCATGACCGCTTATGACTCAAGTTTTAGGAATAGGTGTTTTGGTTTTGGTAGTAGCGATCAGGGACAAGATGTAAGCACCGCTACAATTGCTACCAGCGTAGGTTTTGTTTGGAATCGACCGTTGAGTGCAGAGGAAGTAACCAGACTCACGCAAAACCCTTGGCAATTATTTCTTTCGGCAAAAAGTATCTTCATAACTTCACTGAACCAAAGAACACCATGGCAGCAGCGAGAAAGTACTATTCTTGGTACTTCAAGCACCATGAGCAACAAGTCTGCCATCATAACCAGTTTTAAATCTGTTCGTACTTCACAACCACAGGGATTGCCTATAATCAATTGGGAGAATTCAATCACTGATAAGTTGGCAACTGCATTTATTCCTAGCTATGGACCAAATGGTAGAATATTTGATGCAGTGACTAGATTATTTGATACAGGAATAGGAAGTACGTTTGGTGTAGGCAAGTTAGGATATTACAATACCCCGGTAAGTAATATCAGTATAGGAAATCCTTCCGGAAGAATACCAAAATATAGACCGCCGTCCTCATACCCGGGTATTACTACCTTCACAGTTTTTGAAATTCCAACAACTGGTGGCAATCAGACTATGTTAGGAGGCGGAGTTAGTAGCACAGTTTATAACAAATTTACTAAAAACAACGATAATTCAATATCCTACACTTATAATAGTAATAGTGGGGGGTTCATTACTTCATCTCCTTTAAATTTGAACACACTCTATTATGCAGTAGGAAAACAAAGATTCGGTACAAATTATAGAGAATTATATATTAATAAAGAATTGATAGGAGTTGACACTTCCACACAAACTAATATTAATTCTTCATACACATTTGCCGGCATAACTACAACCGGAGGTGGTGCAAGTACAAGAATCTACTGTTCCTATGTTTGGCTTAGAGAATTATCAGTGCAGGAAATCTACAGTCTAACAGATAATCCATGGCAGATATTCAGACCTCCCACTAGGCTTATAGGTGGTGCTAGATGAACGTCCAGCCAAAGTCTAGTTTACCTATCAATTGGGCGAATCCTATTACTCAAAATCTAGTGATAGCGTTCAATAGTGCAGCAAATCAATACTTTACTCCGGAACTTAGTAAAAGCACGAATACATTTGAAACATTAACTAGTCCAATTTCGAACGGTGGAATAAACCCTACACAACTAAATTTTAGAATTCCTTATGCATATAACCCGCCGCTGGGATTAACAACCTTTAGTATAGGATATGTTAATGGTACGGCAAATCCCAGTTCAGGAAAATTTGGTATTAGATTAAGGAGGCAGGATAATGTTAACAGCATAACATTTTGCATAGGGATATCAAGTTATAGTAATAACCTTAATGCGGGTTGGACAATAACCTATAGTGACTATAGCTCTCAAAGTAATGGTTTCGCTCACGGTCAAGGTAATAATAACAGTAAACTAGGACTAGCATTGACATATCAATACAATACAACGAATGGAATAAAAGCTTACGTGAATGGTGTGAATGTTAATTCTGCGAATACTGATACAAGAACTTTGAATCCAGAAAGCAATGCTTTTGCATTTATCAATGATTGCGAGGGAGGAAATCGTAATACCGGCTATCCAACTTACTGCAACTATCTATGGACACGATCACTCTCAGCAGCAGAAATACAAAGTTTATATCAGGATCCGTGGCAAGTGTTCCTTCCTGTCCCCGTACCAAGACGGATATGGGTTCCTGTAGAGCAAGAACCTAGTGCAAATGCTTATCGGCAAGGAAGTATATTCCTTTTCTGACTAGAGTTTATGTACACTATAAATACCAGAACGAGGACATAAACACATGAGCTTTCCAACTTCACCAACAAATGGCCAGACAGCGGTAGTTAATAACATTACCTACCAATACACTTCTGCCAGTAATTCTTGGCGAAGGGTTCTCGTGGCCGTGCAGCCTGGATATACAGGATCCATTGGTTTACAAGGGTATACTGGAAGTCAAGGGTACACAGGTTCACAAGGTGTAATTGGATACTCCGGATCGCAAGGGTATACAGGTTCACAAGGTGTAATTGGATACACTGGTAGCCAAGGATATACCGGGTCACAAGGTGTAATTGGATACACTGGTAGCCAAGGGTACACAGGTTCACAAGGTGTAATTGGATACACTGGGTCAGTTGGTATTGGTACACCTGGAGATGTTGGGTACACAGGTAGTCAGGGTCCTATTGGATATACAGGGTCAAGTGGAGGTGGAGGGGGTGCATCGCTATTCACATTTGGCGGAACAGGTACACCAATTGCAGGGACTGATGTTACTCCTTGGATTATGATTAGGGCAGCTGCGACATGTTCAACGTTAACACTGACAGCTAAGACTCCGCCAACAGATGTGTTTACTGTCACTATCAAGAAATCGTCAGATAATGGATCAACGTTTGCAACAACAATAGGGACTATATCAATTTTGGCGGGTGCTGGTTATGTCGCAACCACATCTGTTAGCGGATCACTGGCTATTGGCGATCTATTGCGTTGCGACATCGACACCGTATCAGGGGCAGCAGATTGGAGTTGCCAACTACAAACAGCATGATAAACGAGGATAAATATGCCAACTATTGTAAGATCAGAAATCAAACATAAAACATGTGCGACAGCATCTGTTCCTGAATCCGTTGCAGAAGGAGTTAGAGTTGATCCTAACGGCAACACCACATGTCCAGTATGTAATCTAACTGACATAAACCTAAACTTTTCCTCAACAATTGAACTAGATAATGGATACATTTTTGAAAGACCGCTATGAAGAAAGAGATGATGATTGCCTTCAATCAAGAGAGGCAGCAATGGGAGTTGACACATCACTGCTGGATTAATAACTCTATGGTTGAGTCGGCTAGGATTAAGGCTTATAAGATAATGTTGGCAAGGGAGATTCCTAGCAATGCTGACGTTGAGCGAAAGAAACAGTTTAAAGACAGGATTGAGAAACTATCTCAGCCTGGCAGTCTAAAGTTAATCGTAAATGATATGGGAAGAGGTGTTGATCTCTTTAAATCAACAGAGGGTACTGGTAAGATTATCAGTCTACCACAACACATATAAGGAAAGATAATTATGGCAAATACATGGCATGCTTTTGCAAGTGGTGTAGCATATGCAAGTACCAAACATATGTTGGATATTTTTAATAGTTCAGCCAGTACTGCAACTGTGAAAATCTATCGTGCGTGGTTATTTAATAACCAAACAACTGGTGTTACTGGTGCACTAAACTTTGTATCTATTTTTAGAACTAGTGCAGCTAGTACCGGCAACGTGACACCGGTAGCACATAATACAGCTAATGTTGCGTTGAATGCTAATACTTCGGCCGGGACTGGTAGGACCGTTACAACTACTTCACAGTTCCGTAGGTTGTTAATGAGCCCTGATGAACCCACTGTATCGACTGCGGATTGGGATGCTCTAATGTGTTTGGTTCCGTTTGCAGAGATCTGGAATTCGGGGTACGGCGATACTGTTGTTGAGCCGGTAACTTGTAGAGCCGGTCAGAATGAAGGATATACAATCCAAAGTATTAACCAAACCACAGGTGTAGCTGACCTCGAAATAGAATTTACCAACACATAATACAATTACGATGGCACAACAATCTTGGACAGTTAGAGCTAGGTGTTCCGCCGGACAGGAGGGCGGACTACTGACCTTCCTCAATGATGACACTACTGGTCAATATGAATTTGAAATTAGAGGAATTGACATTCGAACAGTCCCTTCGTATGATCTAGTCGCCGCACCATCAGCTGCTGAACTTGAAAAAATTACAGAGGTTTTAGGCGGCGATGATATCGATATGATTGCCCATGATACTAGTGCCAATGCTATACCCAGCCAAGTTCGAATTGTAAATTTACCATCTAGTGTGACTTTTGTAAGTGGTAGTACATTGCGGGGGTTTACAAGGTTTGTGCAGAACTTATCAACAATACAATCTAACCCCAACCAATTTGGATGTATGGGTGGCAGTATTCGTAGTGGAAATGCCACTGTCTGGGATTCTGGTAGATTTGATGGAAACGATGGTATTGTTTTGGCTGAAGGCGAAGGTGTAGCTCTAGCTCCAAGATATGATACTGCTAATGCTAGCTTTATATGTCAGATTACTATAGTAATAGGTGCTAGCACTTACACGGGACTATTTGAACTATATCCTCCTACTGGCCAAAACTCCCAGTTTGCTATTTTCAACGGAACGGGGTCTGGTGTAACTGTTACAGTTGTTAAAATAGAAATTTGGCAACCTGGAAGTAGTACTGTTAATACTAGCAACTTAGATCAACCAACCGTTAGAGTGACACGAGTCAATGATGTTCGTGCAGAGGGAGAAGCAGTCACCCCTATTGCACATAATGGATCAGATGCACCACCTTTTTTGAGTGTTCGTCAAGGAACCTTTTTATTACCTATTACTCTTTCAATTATAGGCGGTCTTAGTCCTGATGATTTGGGATATCCAGCGTCTAATACCACGGCTTATAGGCGAGCAAGGACATTTGGCCAAAGACTGTTGCAACATGGGAATGGATTCACAGGTAACGTGTTGCCGGGGGTAATGCAGACTGCAATGCAATATACAGATCATTATACAGCGTATGGATATTCATTTAGTGATGATGGACTTCAAGGATTTGTCATACGTAGTGGAGAAGGTTTGGCTGTCATTGCTAATAACACGTCTCCTTATTTGGGAGGGTTAATTGTACGAGCACAGATTATTCTTAGAAAGAATCCAACTTACTACTCCTACTCTTGATTATAATAAATAATCAAAACACTAAAGGGTTGCCATGGCCGTCACTACAAGAGATCAGTTCAAACAATACTGTCTAAGAGCACTTGGAGCTCCAGTATTGGAAATCAACGTTGATGATGATCAACTTGAAGACCGGATTGATGAAGCCCTTCAATACTGGAATACCTACCATCACGAAGGGGTAGAAAAGGTATACTTGAAGCAACAAATGAGAGCTTCAACATTAACCATCACCACTAGCAATAGCAGCTCATTTGCACTTGGCACTACAATCACAGGTCAAACGTCCGGGGCAAATGCAACAGTAGTTTCTCAGGTCAACACAACGCCAGCATCAAATACAATTTACGTAACATTGACCAGTGGTACGTTCACAAACGGCGAGACTGTTACAAACGGCACAGCAACTGCCACGCTTGCAGCAACAAATGCAGTATTTACAGGAGAGATGGATAACAAATACATCTCTCTTCCAGATGCAGTGTATGGCGTTATCCGAATGCTACCATTTGCGGGTACACAAACGTCAAAGTCGATGTTTGATGTTCAATATCAGCTTCGACTCAATGATTTATACGATCTTGCATCAACGTCAATCATATACTATAAGCAAGTGATGTCACATCTGTCATTACTTGACCTAGAACTAAATGGTAAGCCAATGTTCAGGTTCAACAGACTTCAAGGTAGAGTGTATCCCGATATTAGTTGGAATAATGATATCGTTGCTGGCGAGTATGTTGTACTTGAATGCTATAGAGCTCTTGATCCAACAAGCTTTACGCGCGTTTGGAGTGAGACGTGGCTGAAGCATTATGCCACTGCGTTGTTTAAAAAGCAGTGGGCCACTAATCTAAAGAAATTTCAAGGAATTCAGCTTCCAGGCGGTGTTACTCTAGATGGACAAAGCATGTATGTGGAAGCTATGCAAGAGATCAAAGACCTTGAAGATGATCTATTAAACAAGAGTGCGCCTCTTGAATTTTTCTTAGGCTAAGATGTCAACCGTTAATGTTTACTTTTCGCAAGGTACTCGAAATGAACAGTACCTTGTTGAGGATCTCATCATAGAATCTCTAAAGATCTATGGTCAAGAGCTGTTCTATATTCCTCGTAAGCTGGTATCCAAAGATGACATATTGGGTGAGGATAGACTATCAGAGTTTAAGGTTTTGTATCCTATTGAAATGTATTTTGAGAACGTAGATTCATTTGATGGTCAAGGTGCATTCATACAAAAATTTGGATTGATGATGGAACAGTCTGCTACTCTTGTGGTGGCAAGAAGAAGGTGGGATCAGATGGTTGGTAGATACGGTCAAACAATAGTACCTACCAGGCCTTGTGAGGGCGATCTGTTATACTTCCCTCTTACGAAGGGGCTGTTTGAGATTAAGTTTGTAAAGCATCAGGATCCATTTTACCAACTTGGTAAGCTATACGTCTATAAGCTTCAAGTAGAACTATTCCAATATTCTTCCGAACGCATCAACACCGGTATCGCAGAGGTTGATCAATTTGAGGATCTGAAGACTCTTGATGTTACACAAAATGCCGAAGTCGATCAAGTAGATTCCTTTGGCGACAATACTAAGTTCCTACAGCAGGGCACTGAAATTATGTTTAACGAGAACAATCCTTTTGGTGATGTGAACTGATGTTAAACAATAACGTATTCTATCATGGAGTGATTCGGAAAACGGTAGTTGCATTTGGCCGGCTATTTTCCAGCATCTACATTGATCGTCGGCAAGGCAATTCTGTCACGGGAACAGCGGTACAGAGGCTTCATATCCCTATTGCATATGCACCAAAAGAAAAGTGGCTTGTCCGGTTAGAACAGGACCCCAATCTTGAAAACAACACCTACACATCTCTTCCAAGAATGTCGTTTGAGATTACAGGATATAATTACGACTCTCAGCGAAAAGTAGGAAAGATGCAGAAGTTGGTATGCCAGCAACAAGGTCAAGCCGAATCTGTATTTTCACCAGTACCATATAATCTTGACTTCTCTTTGTATGTGCTAACTAAGACGCAGGAAGATGCATTGCAGATTATTGAGCAGATTCTACCTACATTTGCTCCAGAGTATACAATCGCAATCAACGCAATACCTGATATGAATGTAGTACAAGACATTCCTATTACATTAAACAGTATACAAGTATCAGATGAGTATGATGGTGATTTTCAGACTCGTCGATTTGTAACTCACACTTTGACATTTACCGCAAAGATTAATCTCTTTGGTAATGTATCTCCTGCAACACCAATTTACACTAGCATTGCTGATATCAAGCTTAATTCTAATACCAACAACAATAGTCAAACTTATACTGCAGAAGGTAATCCTACAACTGGAACAATTACAGAAGAGTGGTTAAGAGATCTATAACAAATGACGCCTCAGGTATATAATGCAAATCGTAACTTAAAAGCTGCTGGTGTTCAGGTAGCGTTTACGCAACAACAAGTTCAAGAGTATGTTAAGTGTGCGAAGGATCCACTATACTTTATAAACAGGTATGCTAAGATTGTATCTCTTGATGATGGGATTGTAGCTTTCAATCCATTCCCATATCAAGAGAGGATCATTGAAACGATACATAATAACAAAAATACGCTTGGTAAGCTATTTCGCCAAGCAGGTAAGTCGACTATTGTAGCTGCGTACTTTGCCTGGTATGTTCTTTTCAACGATAACAAAACAGCAGTAATTCTAGCCAACAAGCAGGCTATTGCTATTGAGATTTTTGGTAGGGTCCAGTTCATTATAGAAAACCTACCCCACTGGCTACAGCAAGGTGTTGTAGAATGGAATAAAAAATCTCTAGCACTCGAGAATGGCTCACGATGTATAGCGGCAGCAACGTCTGCCTCTGCAGTTCGTGGTATGTCGGTAAACCTTCTCCTTCTTGATGAGTTTGCTCACCTACATCCTAATCTAGCTGAAGAATTCATTGCTTCCGTCTTTCCGACCCTATCGTCCTCAGAGACATCTAAATTGGTGATTATCTCGACACCTAACGGGTTAAACCACTACTATAAACTTTGGGCCGAGGCAAAGAGCGGAAATAATGACTTCGTTACAGTAGATGGTAAGTGGCAGGAGAATCCAAAGAGGACGCTAGAGTGGGCAGAGAGCCAACGGAAGAAGCTGGGCGAGGTCAAGTACCGTCAAGAGATTGAATGTTCTTTTGAGGGATCTTCATATACCCTTGTAGATGGATCAAAACTTTCTACTTTACCAATCACCACACCAATCTATGAAAAGGATGGGCTTGAGGTATTTGAGAAGCCGGCTAAAGATAGAAACTATGTAATCACTGTGGATGTGTCACGCGGTAGACATATGGACTACTCTGCTTTCACGATTGCAGATGTAACAAAGATGCCATACCAGGTAGTTGCTACATACAAAAACAACGAGATCACAACACTAGAGTTTCCTCATCTCATATATAATACAGCGCGTCAGTATAACGATGCATATGTGTTGGTAGAGATTAATGATCTTGGAGAAGAAGTATCAAATACGATCTGGTATGAGTATGAATATGAAAACTTATACTTCACGCAAGGAAACTCTCTGTCTCAGACTCGAGGCTATCCAGGAGTAAGAACAACATCTAAAGTCAAAAGCTTGGGTTGTTCAGTTCTCAAGGAGTTGATTGAGAAGGATCAACTTACTGTCAACTCATATAGAATTATTGAAGAGCTCGGCTTATTTGTACAACACAGAAAGAGCTATGCTTCTCAAGACACATCCGTCAATGATGACTTATGCACTACTCTCTGGCTTCTTGCCTGGTTGACAAAGCAAGATGTATTCCAAGAAGTGACTAATATCAATCTGAGGTCAATTCTAACAGAGAAGAAACAAGATTATATTGATTCCACAATGACACCATTTGGGTTCTATCAGGACAACAAACCAGATGAGTTTGATTCAATTGCGGAACGAAATAGGAAGTATCCAGAAGCAGGTCAGCAACTAACGGAAGATCAGGTCTGGCTTCTGAAATCTTAATTTTAATAAATAAAAGAGAATTAGTGTGGAACTATATTCGTTGTTTACAAGAACAAGGAGAAAATAATGGCTTTTCAGCTTTCACCAGGGGTGTTGGTCACCGAAAAAGACCTAACAAATATTGTGCCGGCAGTTGCTACCTCCACTGGTGCATTCGCTGGACATTTTTACTGGGGTCCAATGTCAGACCCACAACTTGTTACTTCAGAGCGTAGCCTTGTTGAGCTGTTTAGTACACCTACGAACGACAATAGTTCTAGTTGGTGGGCGGCCGCAAACTTTCTAGCATATAGCAATTCATTGTATGTTACTCGAGCCGTGGCTACATCTGCAACAAATGCTTCAACTTCAACCAGTGCAAGCATTATCAACAGAGATTCTTATTATGCTACATACGAATCAACTGGCATTTCCGGTCATGTGTTTACAGCAAAGTATCCAGGATCTTTAGGTAACGGGTTAATTGTATCAATCTGTGATAGTGATGGATGGACGTCATGGGCATATAAATCACTATTTGACAGTGCTCCTGGACAATCATCTGCCGCTGCTGAGTACAACGTAACCAAAGATGAGCTGCATGTTGTAGTTGTTGACGGTAAAGGCACTTTCTCTGGTCAATCAGGAACTGTTCTCGAAAAGTTTGCATTTGTATCCAAAGCATCAAATGCAAGACGTTCAGATGGATCAAACAACTTTTACAAAGATGTGATTAACACCCAATCAAAGTATATTTGGTGGACTGGTTATCCAACATCTGGTATTGATGCTAACCAAGCTTGGGGTCAAACATTCCAGCAGGTTGTAGATGCAGCCGGAGCTGATGTGTTTGCTGCTATGACATCGCCAGGTATAACCTTTACACTAGCTAACGGCAACAATGGTACTAACCCTACAGAAGGACAGATCCAAACTGCCTATGCTTTATATGCTAATACAGAGTTGTATGACATCTCATTAGTAATTACAGGTAAGGTAACAGCCGCTACAGCTAAGTATGTAATTGACAACGTCGCTGAAGTTCGTAAGGATTGTATGGTGTTTGTGTCTCCTGTAGATGCTAGCACGGGGGCTATGATTACAGGTGCTGCTATTGCAACAGATACTGTTGCCTTTAGAAATAGCGTTAACTTCAACGTCAATTCATCATATGCTGTTCTTGATTCAGGATTCAAATATCAATACGACCGCTATAATGACAAGTATCGCTGGGTTCCACTAAATGGTGATATTGCTGGTCTTTGCGCTAGAACTGATTATACAAATGATGCGTGGTGGTCTCCTGGCGGATTAAATCGCGGGCAAATCAAAAATGTCGTCAAGTTATCTTTCAATCCAAACAAAGCTGAAAGAGATACACTATACAAGGCCGGTATCAACCCTGTGGTATCATTCCCCGGTCAAGGAACAGTTCTGTTTGGTGATAAGACTCTATTAACTAAGCCTTCAGCCTTTGATCGTATTAACGTGCGCCGTCTGTTTATTGTTCTTGAAAAGGCAATAGCAACAGCAGCTAAGTTCCAGTTGTTTGAATTTAATGATGACATGACACGTGCTCAGTTTCGCTCTATGATAGAGCCATTCTTGCGCGACGTGCAAGGTCGTCGTGGTGTGGTAGACTTCCGTGTTGTATGTGATGCGACAAACAACACCGGCGAAGTAATTGATAGGAATGAGTTTGTGGCTGATATTTACATTAAGCCTGCCCGTTCTATTAACTTCATCACATTAAATTTCGTTGCTGTCCGCTCTGGAATTTCTTTCAACGAAATTGCTTAATAAATAAACGGGGATCTTTTAGATCCCCCTTTAAGGAGAAATATAGATGGCAACGATTTCAGATTTCAAATCCAGATTGGCCTTTGGTGGTGCAAGACCAAACCAATTTACAGTATCGTTAATGTTTCCAGCCTTCATTCAAAATGGTGTATTTGCATCATCACAATCCCAATTCCTTTGTAAGGCCACGTCTTTACCAGGGTCGTCAATTGAAGACATTACAATTAACTACCGAGGCCGCCCTGTGCATTTTGCAGGTGAGAGATCATTTGCTCCATGGCGTGTAACTATCTATAATGAAGCTAACTTTGGTATTAGAAATGCGTTTGAAGATTGGCATAATACAATTATCAATTATGGATCAACAAATGGCGCCACAATGCCAATCAACTATCAAGTTGATTTAAGTGTTACGCAGCTCGATAGAAACGACAACCCAACAAAGTCGTATATATTCCGTGACGCATATCCAGTTGTAATTGGTGAGATTGGACTAGATTTTGATGCAAACAATCAGATTGAAACATTTGATGTTGAGTTTGTATACAACTACTTCGAACCAGCCTAAAGATAGGTAATACATCATATTATGCAAGTTTTCGGATTTGAAATAAAACGTAAGAAGTCCTCTCAGACGGAAGCCGCTAGTGTGGTTGCTCCGTCTGCTGAGGATGGATCTACTGTTGTCACTACAGCTGCACATTACGGGCTAACAGTAGACATTGAGGGTACCATCAAGAATGAGAATGATCTCATCAGAAGGTACCGTGAGTCAGCTCAATACTCTGATTGTGATGCTGCAATCGAAGATATTGTCAATGAAGCGATCGTAGCTGATTCCAACATCCCTCCTGTATCGATTGACCTCGAAGACGTCAAGCTATCAGACTCGATTAAGAAAAAAATTACAGATGAGTTTGAAGAGATACTAACTCTGTATAAGTTTTCTGATAGAGGACATGATATGTTCCGTCAGTGGTATATTGACGGCCGTATGTTCTACCATATTGTAATAGATGAAAAGAACCCAAAGAATGGTATTGTTGAGCTTCGATACATTGACCCACGCAAGATTCGTAAGATTAAGAATGTTAAGCGTGAAAAGAATGCACAAGGCGTAGAAGTAGTTAAGACTGTTGATGAATACTACATCTATAACGATAAGGGAATCAACGAGTCTACTTCACAAGGTGTGAAGCTATCTCTTGATTCAGTTATCATGGCGTCATCAGGATTGTTAGACTCCAATACTGGTCTCACATTGAGTTATCTACACAAGGCTATTAAGCCTGTCAATCAACTCAAGATGATGGAGGACTCACTAGTCATCTATCGTATTAGTCGAGCACCGGAACGTAGAATTTTTTACATTGATGTAGGTACTTTGCCAAAACAAAGAGCAGAGCAGTACGTCAATGACATTATGAACAAGTTTAGAAACAAAGTTGTTTATGATGCTGCAACTGGTGAGATTAAAGATAACCGCCAGCATCTATCTCTTATGGAAGACTTTTGGATGCCTCGTCGTGAAGGCGGCAAAGGAACAGAGATTACTACTCTAGCTGGCGGTCAAAATTTAGGTCAAATTGAAGATATCCAGTACTTCCAGACAAAGCTCTACCAAGCTCTAAACGTACCTCTTACAAGACTGCAACCACAGCAGAACTTTAGTCTTGGTCGCGCATCAGAAATTACTCGCGAAGAAATCAAGTTCAACAAGTTTATTGAGCGTATTCGTAAAAAGTTCTCAGGAATCTTTAAGGATGCGTTAAGGGTTCAGTTGGTTGCAAAAGGTATCATTAGACTTGAAGAGTGGGATGATTTAGTCAATCAGATTAGGTTTGACTTCCAGCGAGACAACCACTTCACAGAGTTGAAGAACGCTGAGATCATAAACAACCGAATTGCTCTGCTACAAAACATTGATCCATATGTAGGAAAGTACTATTCAGTCAGCTGGATACGTAAAAACATTCTTATGCAGAGTGAGGATGACATTAAGACGATGGA